GTTTAATTGTAGAGCAAAATACGTTCATTCATTTCATATATTTATCGGGTTTGCTAATTTGGAATCATTCTAAATAATACGTGATAAATTATCTAAATGAACTTTCTTTAACATTTCTTTATGCTGCTTCTTATCTCCGTATTCAATGTGATGTTGCCTACATAAACACATTAAGTTGGTAATATCTTCATCCTTTTTAGTTCCACCCATTCCCCGACATTCAATATGATGGATATCAACTCCACGTTTACTACAAGTTGGAATTTCGCAAGGGATATAATCATGTATATCATATCCAAATACTTTTAAATACAATTTTGTATGTGGCTGCATATTTTAAATTTAATATATTCTAAACCTTTTTTTACCATTACCTTTTCTAAAACCATTCGGTTAATATATCGGTCATCTATTCCGTATCGTTTACAAATTATATCCGTAATTGGTTTTTCAGGATTAAGCAAATCAGATAATTTAGAACTAAATCCAAATTCATAATAAAACTCATAAGGTGCTGCTGGTATTTCTATTGTAGGTAATAACCATAAACAACTTGTTTCATAGCTTTTATAAATAGGTGTTTTAAATCGTTTGCCCTGCCAAACTTGATTAACCGATAAAGGCTTAATATTTATTTTTATCATTATTTTTTAAAATCTGTATTGGTTTGCTTTTTTAATTGCTGTTGTAAACGGTTCTGCATCACTCCAGTCTTCATCACCTCCTGAATGCCATAGAAATCCATAGCTTTCTTTTATCTTGTCAGCAAAAGGAATAATATCGTATTCAATGCCTCCTTTGCCATAATATTTAGTTGGTCTTATGTTCGGTATATCTTGCAATAAAAGTAAGTTGTATTTTTCTGTAAACATAATCCATTTGTAAATATCTTTAAAATTATGGTTGATTGGTTTTATTTCTACCCAAATATCATAATCGGTAAAATAAAAATCAGGTAAATATTTTATTCCGTTATTTTCAAAACCTTCTTTTTCGTATTCCCATCTAACGCCTATTTCATCAAAAAATATTGCCCATTTAGCCTCTAATCTTGACCTGAATAAATGTCCTTTATATTCTGTGTTAATAGCTTTTGGTAAAGGGTTAGATAGTTTTTTATTGCGAATAATATCCTTAAATTCTTCAGGATGTTCTTCTATATATTTTAAATTTCTTATTCTCATATTAAAAAGGAACTTGGTCGGGTGGTAATGGTTCTAACATATCTCTAATTCCGTAAGATTGTGGTAATGTTTTATCTGAATAAATATAGTCTGCCATATAATCCTTACCGTTAAATAAATATCTTCTTTTGCGCCTATTCAATTCAAACTCCAAAACTCCTTTCTTACCTACTGTTTTTTGCCGTCTTATTTTTTTAGTATGCAATTCACAATCTTGACTATCAGGTTCTGTTTGATGGTTAGGTCTATGGTAAATTAATATGTTATCCATTTTATTATTCCACATTGCCCCGTCTGCTATTTCAAATACATCAGGACATGGATAATTCTTTTCGCCTTGTTCCTTTCTTAATTTATGTGGATGTGCTACAATTACAAAGTAAACGTTATTTGTTTGAGCAAACCTCGTACAATCAGCTAAAAAAGTTTCTAAATACTTATCTGACCTTCCAACCTTACTGTAATCGTTCGCCATTTGGTTAAATGGGTCTATTATACAACCGTCTACTTTTTCTTTAATAATTAATTCCAAAAATCGTTCTTTTATATATTCAGGTGTAGGTGAAATATCTTTTGGGTAAATATAAAAAATGTGTTTTGAAATCCAGTCGTATGCTTCTTTATATGTCATTTCAGAAGGTTGATTTGGGTTAAATGTCGTGCAATCGCAACCTAAATATATTTCAGTCATATCGTGATAAAATTCTTCAGCAGGATTATCTTCAGGTGTAAAAAATGCAAATCTATTACCGCTAATAATTGCCTTCATCAATAGTAGGTATTTTAACATTGTAGATTTTCCATAATTACCTATCCCTGAAAGTAGTGTTATTTCGCCTCTTTTAAATTTAAAGTAATAATCTAATTCTGGTATTCCTGTACTTTCAACACTTTCATATCCATTTCTAAATATATTTATTGCACGTTCTTTTACATCCTCGCCATAAATAACATCCTTTGGTCTAATATCTTCATTGTAAATGTCAGGGTTAATTTCTTCTTTTACTTCGCTTCGTGTTACCTTATCAACTAATATGTCTTTTTCAAATGCAGCCGACCCGGCTAATTGTCTATTAGCCCTAAAAGCGCTTTTTATTGCTGCATAACATTCTGATTGAGAAAAACTGCTATCTTGATTTAAAAATGTAGAATCGCAATTTGATTGACAACTTAATTCAGACATACCAAATCTGCAACAAGCAGAAGCTAATTTAAAAATAAAAGCATTTCTTTCACCAGTTACAAAAGCATTACCTCTATTTGTAAGCCATTTTAAAATATTATTAAAAATTTCTGAACTATCCTCAACCCTTTCCTTTATCTCAATACGTTCTGTTTTTTGCGTTTTAAGGTATGTTTTAGCCTCATGGTTGATATAAATACCTTCATCCCAACTTTCGTAGCATACACGACTTGTATTCTTGCCACTATCATCTATTTCGGGTAATTCTTTTTTTAATGAATGGAAATGCTCTAAATGTTTTTTGCCGTCTGCTATTTTTACAAGCATCTTTAACCCATTACCACTTGGACTAACCCAACAAGCATAACAATAGGCTAAAGATTGCAATTCTAATCTTTTATTTGGTACATCATAAATATTGTCAAAATCTAAAACAATAAATCCTGAATGCTCTATTATACTTGAATCTGTCCTTTCGTTGGTAAATTTACCTGAAAAACATACAGAAGGCAAATTCTTTTTTAAGGTATTTGCACGTTCTTTATCAAGTTGTTTTCTTATCTCTAATACTTTATCTTTACTAACACCAGTCTTAATCCTTTCAAGCACAAACTCAATAGGTCTATGATATGCTTTCTTGCTGTATATATCTGAATATATTGTTACCATTGGTTATCTTCTGTTGAAACGTATGAAACTTTTTTGTTATCTTGCTTTTTTAGGTTTTCAGGCTTAAACCAAACACCAATTGCCTTTTGTTTCCAACTCTTTACTTTCTTGCCATTTGTATCTACCCAATTGGATGAATCGTAATAGTTATAAAACTTTATTGCGCTATCTTCCGAATATCCATTGCTTGAAAAATAATCAATGACAAATTGTAAAGTTATTTCATTATTATTTACATTATCATTTTTATTATCATTATCCTTATCACTATATTTATCTTTATCCTTATCTTTATCCTTATCGGTATTTTTGGTATTTTCAATTATACCAATTTTACCACTCGTATTTTTGGTATTATTTTTATTCCAACGTTTACCAATATTTTCCTTATTTTTTTCACATACATTATTATACTTAATTCTATTCCTATCAATGCTTTGCCTTATTGGAATAAATACAATTTTAAGTAATCCTTGCAAATCAGGCAATATATTTGTTTGTTCATATTCAAATATTGCTTTGATTAACTGCCCTGCTTGGTCATCAGAAAGTGTATCAAACACCTCCTTTAATTCAGTAAATAAAATTAATGTTTTTTTTATCATGTTGCATATTTTTTATAAAATAGATAGGAGGCAAAGAAATTGCAACATGACTTATCTCGCTTTGAGATTGAAGCCCCCTATCTATAAATGTCTTTATTTGTATCATGTTGCAAGTACAAATATATAATCTTTTTTTTAAAATGGACAAATTATTTTTTCAATCTTAATTAATTCTTTTCGGAGTTGCAATACACTTCTGAATTTACCGTTTATACAATAGCCTTTAGTGCCACTTACAACTACTTTTCTAACTATCTTGCCTCTTAATGTATTAATACATATTCCATTGTCCGTAAATTGATAATTCGGGGCTGTTTTTAGATGCCATTTCAGGTCGTAATTAATTGTAACTTGCATATTTTTAAAAGTTTAATATTTAGTTTTATCTCTCTTACAGATTAGTTAGTGGCAAGCGGGTGGACGTGTTCCAAATCAACATTTGTGCAGGAAAGTTTTTTAAAAATGCCCCACCGCACTTTTGTTTTTTCAAAACAATTTGGTTTGTGCTGTTTCATCTTTTATTCGTTTTAGTGCTTTTTTGAAATATTCCTCATTTAATTCACTTCCTATAAAGTTTCTATTTTCAATTTCACAAGCAATGGCAGTTACTCCACTTCCACTATAACCATCAAAAACTAATTCGTGTTGGTTGCTAAAAGTCTTAACAAACCATTGCATTATTTCAGTAGGTTTTTGTGTTGGATGCCAGCGATTAACACTATTGCACTCATCTTGCTTTGCCATTATTGAAAGTAAATTTGTCGGGTAGTTTTTTGTTGGGTCGTAATCGTCTGAATATTGACCGTTATGTTTTCCGTATGTAGTTGTTTTGTCTTGTGGCTTCCTGTTCCCAATCGGTCTTATATTGTGTTTTGGTTTATCAGTTAAAATAGGGTTGTATGTGTATTGCCCATTTTTTACGCTTGAAAATATCACTACATCTTCAGTTTGTTTTAATGGCATTTTTTTAGCGTTCAAAAAGTTTGAGCCAGTCATTTTATCCCAAGTAATTCTAATCTTAAACCAATCTAAATTTGACATAATTAAACGGCTTGTAAACGGTTCATCTGCAAAAACAGATATTACACCGTTTGGCTTTAATATCCTTTTCCATTCAGCCCATAAAGCCGTTAAATCAATATCGTATTCCCATTCACACTGTGTTGTATTGTATGGTGGGTCTGTCAATATTAAATCAACCGTTCCAGATGCTATCCTTTTCATAGTTAGCATACAGTCCTCATTAAACAATTCTATTTTTCCCTCGCTTCGCATTTTTAAAAAACTTTCTTTAGTGTTCCAATTAAACTTTAGTGCTGAAAATCCCGCCAGCTACTAACAGCGGTTTTGTGCTATTTGCCCCATCAACATTTGTGGTAACTTAAAACTTTGTGCAAGGGGCAAACAGACACAAAGCCGCAAAACGTTAGGTGCAATTAATCGAGATAGCACTTAACATCAGTAAATCTATATTTGTTTCCTATTACAAACTTACCATCCTTAAATACCGTATAGGTTTGGTCATTAGCATTGAAGTAAACATTAAAACCTTTGTTGCTTCCAACTAATTTAAGGTTATTAACTGCACCTAACAGCACATTGGCGTTATTGCTTTGTTCTTCGTTTGATACTTTTGTCATAATATTAAAGTTTATTGTTTCTAATTAAATTCTGTGGCAACAACGCCAATCTGCAAACCGTTATCGGCAACCCTAAAAGACAGTGCTACCATCATCATTTGCGACTAATTCAAAGTTTTTCCAATAAATAATTTTTCCGAAATATTGACCATCAGGATTTACAAACCAATGTTTCATTTGTTGCCAATTTTCAAAACCATCTCTTATAGCTAATTCATTAAGCCCTTCAATAGTATTAAATTTGCAATCTCCAATATAAACTACATCATTTTGCCAATCTTCTGCACAAGCAAAATCCATTTGTATAGTTTCAACTCTCGAAACTTCACCTACTCCAAATTGATAAGGTTTGTTTTTACCTCTTGTATTTCGTGGATTTCCTAACCAAAAATGTATTTTAGTTCCTACTTTCCATCGGTTGTGCTTATCATCTCTGATAGTATGCACCTTCACGCCTTTTTTTATTAGCGTTCTAAATTCTGTTTTTGAAAATGTTAATAGCATATTGTTTTTATTTAGTTGTTAGTAATCATTCCGAAAGAAGGGCAGCCGATAACAGCACATAAGCTAAAACGCAATAGGGAGTGTCCTGCTATGAACATAAGGTAATGCACATTTACCGTCTGTTGCTTCCATCTTATCTGCTGTGCTGCTGTCATCCTACTGCGTTTAGCCCAATTCCGTTATGTTCAATATTTTAAACTTTTGCCACCGAACGGATAAGTCTTTTATTTTGTGAAATTTTAATCCAATCATATTTATTTTTGAATTTGTAAATGTATTGCTTGTAAGTTTTTTCATCTTTCAAAAATTTCTCAACTGACTGAAATCCTATTTGAGAAAAATCAACATCAAAATAATAGTGTCCGCCTCTTTCGGTTTTCCACCACCACATAATCCAAAACATTTTATTCTTTTGTAACGCTTCAATTATATCTTCATTTCCACTCCATCCGCCAGTATGTAATTCAAGCATTAAAACTGGTCTTTCTTTATGTATATGGTCAAATCCCCAATTTTCAATAAAGTAGTTTTTGTATTCCCACATATCTCTTAATTTTTCAATTAAATTATGAGCATCTTTTACATCCCAATTTTGGATTTCTTTCAATTCTTTTTCTATGTGATATTCGCTATTATAAGCCATCGTAAAAGTTTAAAATAAATCAGGGTTAGATTCTAACTGGTCCTCCACTAATCGTTCAACTTCTTTTAATGTCTTATGGTTGTAAATTCCCAACTCAAATCCGTTTATCTTTAATTTATTGATGGTCTTACACCAATATTCGGTTATCGTTAATTGGTTGGGGTCATCGGGATGTGTCGCAGGATTGTCAGTTTCAATTCTAAGTACATCGCAAGATACTTCAATCTTTACTCCTTCGCTTTCGCATAATGTTAGTTCTAATGTCTTTTTCATGTTTTGTTTAATTGTTGGTTCAAAATACGTTGTTCTGATTTTAATAATCAAGTAGTTTGACTAATTTAAAATTAATCTAAATAAGAAAATATATAAGCAATAACATCTACTGTCCAACCGTTGCCAAGCATCTTGTATCGTTGAGAATCTGAAACGTGAGCGGTGTATCCATCTTTAACCGTCTGCAATCTTTCGCATTCTGTTGGCGTTAGTCTGCGGATGCGTGAGGTAATATTAGCAATCTTACTAATTGAATCCATATACTCACTACTACTTCCTGCTCTCCCTTGTGCAAGTGTCAGCGCATTGGCTTTGTCTGAATTTATATTTGGATTAAATTTCTTTTCTTGATTTTCATTAAGAGCTTTAACCTCCACAGCGTGACTTCTTCCATCAGTATTTAAAGCAGGGCTAATTCCATCAATATCATAAATTCTATCTTCGATTGCATTGGTGCTACCTGTTGGTGCAATTATAAATCTATCGTTATGTGGTAATTTTAATGCAGGACTTTTATCTTTATCTATTGTTTGATTATATGTATCAAGGTGTGCAACTTCTCCATTAGTAAATATATTATTATCAACTATTTTTTGCAATCTTTTATCTTTGCTTGTAAGAACAATGTTTTGGATTATAAAATTATCATCCATTCTGCTACCTTCTTTTGTTGTTACTGCCTTTCCTTTTTTATTTCCATCAGTAGGTAAATAATTAAAACCATTTTTATTAATTTTTTGTTTTTCTGAATTTGTTTCTAAATAATTTAACATCTTCTCACTCAAAAAATACTTTTCATCAACTTCCGTTTCCAAAATATCTTTTAATAATATTTTTTTGTCTTTTGGTTTTCTTATAATAGACATTGGATAACCAAATAATCCTGCTGGTTCTAATCCTATATTTGTCCAATAAATACGCTTACGATTCTGAGCAGAAACTAAAGCTGAGTTTATATGGATACCATTAACTCCAATTGCCTTACTTAATACTTTTTCCCACTTTTCGCCCATCTCAACATTTTCAAGTAAAAAGTATTTAGGTTTGCATTCATATAGTAACCGCATAAATTCCCAAAACAAATAAGACTGCCCTTCAAATTCGTAGCCTTCTGCTTTTAATTCAAGGTAATGCTTTAAGGTTAATATCTCAGTTTCGCATTTGGTAGACATTCCTTTTCTTTTACCTGCAAATGAAAACGATTGGCAAGGACTTCCACCTATTAATAAATCAATTTTAGGTAAACTATACCCATCCACTCCTACAACGCTCCCTAATTGAATTGTATTGGGGTAATTTGCCATAGTAACTTGGATTGCATACTTATCAATCTCTGATGCACAATAATTATCTACTTTAATACCAGTTCTTTCAAGTGCTTGTTGTCCGCAAGACATCCC